TCTTATGGAACACCATGTCTCGGATTTTTGCGCCAACGAACAGGGGATTCTTGTTCGTTAGGGCATCCCCAGCTTCACGGTCAGCCCAGGCAAAGGTGCTAGGGCCAGCGGGGGTAAAGTCACCATCTGCTTTAGCAAAGGTAAAGGAGCCGTCCGTGTTCTTGAACAGGACATGGGGCATCGTTGCGGGGTCCAGCTTGTACTCAATGCCTGGAGCCACCGTTTCAACCCACTGGCCTTCCCCCATCGTCGCAAGGACATCAGAGTCCCGCATATCAAACTTAACATAGTAGTCATCAATGGCCGACTCTGGAGCGCCCGTAATCTTGACGATAAAGCCTTCGGGGGCGTAGACGGGGAGGTCTGATAGCTCTCTAACCTCGTCCTTAATCGTCCCTATGTAATCCTCATTCCTTGTGTGGAGGGAAGACACAACGATGTCATCCGAGTCTGCATCGTTGTACAGCCAAATGGTAGGACCAGCCGAAGTAGCGGTGATTCCTGAGATAGCGTTTAGGTCAGAAGCCAAGTTGGACGCAGCGCTTTCTATATCCCCGCTGTCATTCTCTGTCACGGTCACGCCATCAACAGTCACCTTATATGAGCCGTGGCTGCCGCTACCCTTAAGAAAAATAAGGGCTTGGCCCCCCGTCATCGACCCCAGCGCGTTGTTGGTGGGACTCAGGGAAGAGTCCATCGCCACCGTCTGTGACGGGTTCAGGACAAAGGTGACATCAGCCAGGGTCAGAAACCTGTACTCTGGGTCATCTGCGGCCACAGAAAGGTAACTGGTTCCATCCGGCGTGTGGACAGTCTTTGCAGTGCCGTCCAGGTCATACACAGTCAGCGTCTCATCCTCAATGAGAACTAGATGCTGGTCAGAACTACCACGGTCGATAATGTGGACGCTGTTGAGGTCCGTATCGGAACCCGTGTCTGCCTTTAGTTTCTTAATATGCTCAGTCGGAGGGCGCTTGCGCAGACCTTCAATGATGGAGGAGTAGCCGTTCTCCTGAGATTCGGCAAAGCCCTCACGGCGAATAACCGTGGGCTGCTGGCTGACACCATTGAAGATTCCCCTGACAGGGAACGATAAGAAACGCTCTTGTACCATTAGCTGACGCGGTCAATCGGGGAACCACGGCGAACAGCGTTAAAGGTGTCCGCATTATCGAAGATGCTGTGGTCCGCCGTCCAGCCTTCGTACTCTATCAGGCTAGTCCAGGCGTAGCTCTCGTCATTCCGCGTGAACTGGTGGTGAGTGGTAGAACCAACCACACGGTCCTGAAGAATACGAGCGGCACGGATGGTGATGTATTGTTTCGCGGAGTGGGGCAGGTCTTCAAAGTCCAGCCCGTAGACGACCGTGGCCTTGACCTCGTCGTCAAACTCAAAGGTGTGTTCCTTACGGTCGTACAGCTTCGTGCCGCGAACCACCACATCCAAATCCCCCGCATTGTGGGCCTCAAGGTCTACGCGGAGATAACCCGAGGGGAACGAAATTAACTTGGTGTTCACATCGGGAGTCAGCACCACATCAAACTCAGTGTTGAAGTGCCAGCCCTTAGCTTGGACATCGCGGTTCACTTCGTCCAAGACATTAAGAGCAATCTGCGTATCAGCAGATACAGCGCCAACCAGAGTGTTGACAGGCGACTCTCCAATCACGGAGAGCATCGTATTGATGGCTTCTAGTTTTGAGAGGTTGGAGAGCATTGCTTTTACTTTTCAAGAAAAGGGGGAAGCAGCCGAAGCCACCTCCCCCAAACACACACACACACAGCAAGGAGGATAAACCTCCCGCTGGTTAGACAGCCAGCTTGAAGTAGCCAGCCGCGTCCTGGCGCAGGGGAGCAGTACCCAGAGCCATCTTAGCGACGAACAGAGTACCCTGACGCTCAACCATGTAATCGCTTTCCAGAGCAATGTCCTTCAGCTTCACGGTGGCGACAGCCTCTTCGTGACCAAACACACCAGCGTAGAGGGAATAATCCACGCTAGCTTGGTTCTGGTTACCCGCAGCGACAGTGTAGTTCACACCAACATCATCGACATGGTTCGACTTGTAGACCTTGATGCCAGCCACTTCCATGACCTTACCAGTGGCGACAGAGCCGCTACCGCTGTAGTCAAGGTTGATGGCGTTGCCAAGGGTTCCAGCCTTCTGAATCAGGCGGTAGTACAGTTCAGGGCCAACGACCGCAAAGCGCCCCTCTTCGGGGAGGTCGTTCGCGTCCATCTTCTCAGCCGCCTCAAAGAAAGCACCAATCATGCCAGCACTGGTCACATCGGCCTTGGTGGCAGCACCGAGGTCCACATTGCCCATACCAGAAAGAATCGGGTCGGAGGCGCTGCCGCCAGCCGACTGATACATGGCGCGGATGATGTTCTTATCAAGCTCGTAGGACAGAGCGCGACCAAGCTCTTGCGAGAAGGGGCCACGGTAGTCGTAGTGCGACTTGGCCTCGTCCAGGGAGTCGATAAAGCACGAAGCCGTGAGCAGGTCGTCAATCTTGACGAGCTTCTCGTTGGTCTTCATCGTGCTGAGGTAATCAGTAGTGCCAGCGTCCTTGTCAAGAATCAGGGACTCACCAGGAGTGTGATACTTGGCAACAGCCTTGCCAGTGATGGGGAACTGTGCCGAACGACCCGAGGAGATAGTGCGGACACGGGTAAGCGGGAGCATGACATTCGCTTCAGCGAAGGCGGTAGACACTTCGCCAGCAAACACCTTGAGGAACATGGCGTTGTCGGTAGCCCAAGTTCCAGTATGAGCGCCGGAACCGCTAGCCTGACCGCCAAGAGAGACTTTCATAGCCATAGTTTTTTCCTATTTTAGTAGGTCAAAGAGAAAGAGTAAGAAGTGCGTTTGGCTTTCGTGAAAGTTATCCCTCGCAAGGGGCAGACACTAGATTCCTACGCGGGGTTCGCTTAGATGTTGGATGCGGCAATCCGATTCGCCACCGACTGACGGTACGCAGCGTCAGTCTTGTAGCGCGGGTCGCTCATTGCAGCCCTAACCTCAGCGATAGAGTGAAACACCTCAGACCCTGGTTGGGCCTGAGTACCTTGGACTAGATTTGGAGCCTTGCCGACAGCTTTGATGTACTGGGCATACATACCCTGTACCGCCATCTTTGCAGTCTCTTTATCTAGCTCAATAGCTTTGTCATAGGCGTTAATCTCCGCCTCAGACAAAGTAGATTGCGCCCATTCTGCCATAGCTTTGTAGTTCTCCTCGCCACCAATCGTGGACACAAGTTCCTTGGCTTGGAACTGGACGAGAGCTAGCTGGCCTTCAGCATACAGGTCTACGATTTCGCGGGGCAGGCCCATTTTCTCAAGCTCACCGTATTGCTCATCGGTGAACTTGTAATCCTGCTGCTGCCAAGCGTTTGAGTACTCTTGCAGGACTTCCTGCGTTAGAGCGGGAGCTTGAACTTGGTCAGCCTGTTCGCCAGCCTCATCAGGAGCATCGCTACTTTGCTTACGCTCCAGTTCAGCATACGCTTGAGCCATCGCTTCAGGAGAGCCAAACTTTTCCGGCAGCCACTCTGGACGGGCTTCAGGAGTTTCTTCAGTGACTGGCTCAGTCGCGGGGGCAGAGTCGGGAGTCTCAGTTTCATCGGTAAGTTCAACGCGTTCGTGCATGGGTTATTCCTGTGGCGGTTGTTGGGGTGCGGCCATCATGCCCCTTACGCCCTCTTGGATGACTCCAGGAGCGGCGTTCTGAACCATCTGCATCATCTGAGCTTGCTGGGACTCAGCCATCACTTCATCTGGTTTACGGACCAGCCCTTCAGGGTTGATACCAAGAGAAGCAGCGCGGCGAGTCAGGTACTCTCCGATGTTGATGTAGTTCTGGACAGCTTCAGGCCCAAAGACTTGACCGATGCCAGCGATGAAGCCGTCAAGACGAGACAAGTCCATGCCCCGACCCATAGCGTCAACGCCAGTAATAATCATCGGCGTAATGTATTCCTTTGGCAGCTTCGGCAGCTTGCCCGTCTTGGACATCTGCTCAATCAAGCGGGTTACCAAAGGCAACTGGAGGGTAGTCGCCAGTTGCGAGTAGACCGAGGAGTGCTGACGCTCAATGCTTTGCTGCACCAAACGAACCTCCTCTGCGGTCACACGCTCCGCGTTGCGGATGGTGTCCGTGGTCAGGAGGAAGGCGTAGTTCAGCCGCTCCTGAATCTTGTTGACCGTCTCAAAGGCAATGCGGAAGTCCGCAAACTTACCTAGCTGAAGGACGGAGACATCACCTGCATTGCCCTCACGGATAGCCCCATTGGGAGCTTCCGCAATCGTCCGCGCACGGGTCGTACCGTTGGGGGACACCAGGAACAGGCAACGAGCAGCAGCGGCTGACCCCTCGACCAGCGCCTTTTGCAGCGCCTCCATCGACATCAGGTCGCCGTAGTATTCCTCCACCAGGGAGCGGCCATAGTCCTGCCCATCAACGATGTGCATACGCAGGGCCATGAAGGGGGACTTCTCCATCGGGTACTCGCCCTCGGAGCCAGGGATAACCTCCCCGTAAATCTCCTGATGGATGTAGTAAGTACGGTCCTCCAGGTACGCACAGGTGTACAGGTCGCAGGAAGTCTCGTTCTTGTCGCCCTTCACCTGAAGGATTTCAGCGGCACTTTCAGGCAACGCAGAGTGAGCGATTTCCTCCTTCGTGATGACCTTCAGGACATTGCCGGAAGGGTCACGCTTGACTGCGTAGTTGTTCAGGTTAAACATCCGCAAGCTGTTATCCTCACGGAGGAACAGCAAGCAGTTACCCGCGACAATCAAGTGCTTGAGAGCCTCTGCCAGGGATGGGCGGAAGTTAGAGATTTCTACTTCCTTCATCACCGCCCGTTCCATACGGGCTAGGCTGGAATCAATCTCCGACTTGACATCGTCAAGACCATCCAGGTCTTTCAGAGCCGCCTCATCCAAGGCGAGACGAAAGAACGGCTGGTCTTGGGGAGGCAAGAGCGCCAGCAGCAGAGCCGCAGAGAGGTTGTTTACACCCCTTGCACCGATGCTGTTATACGGCGTGTCAATCCGAGACGAAGCGTTAAACCCCTCGTCTACGAACAGAGAGGGGATAGTCAGACGGGCGCAATCCCTAGCGCGTTGGAGGTAGGGAAGGCGGCTCGCTGACAGCTTCTCGTACTGAGACGCAACCGTTCCGTGGGTGTATTCCAACCTTAGTACCTAACATTCATGCCGCTGTAGTTCCTCAGACGCAGCGCAGACAGGCCGCGACCACGAACCTGCTCTTGACCGCCAACATCTTTGACGCCAGCCTTCTTAATGTTCCCGACCCGACCAGCGGTTTTCGAGAACACTTCCTTGGGAGGCTCAGGAACAGGGTCGCTTCGAGGAGGCGTTTTGGGCCGTCCGATGCACATTTTATTTCAACTCGTCTGGAGGGAATACAGTGTTTTCCTGTTCAGCCTTGACCGCTACCAGGAAGTCAATAACGCTACGCTGCCCTGCCTTAAACCAGACCTCTTTCTCGTCTAAAGTTAACTCAGGGCAGCGGTGGGGGTACAGCTTATCCAGCGCATCAAGCAGATTGCTAGGGATTAGTGGGATTTCTTCCATGAGACTGTAGGTATGCGTAAAGCAAGACCGAGTAGTTAATCAGGTCAATCAGAGTATCTTCGACCTTTTCGTCGGGGACCAAGAGGTCGGCCCCCGTCGCCATAGTACTGAGCCTGGACATCTTATCCGTCATCCGCACAAGAAAGCCCTTCTCGGTAGAGGTGATTCCCATCGACTCGACCCGCTGGAAGTTGGCAAATGGGGTGTCCCCCTTGTGACCAGCGTAATCGTTGTTCTTCTTACGCATCAGTTCCAACGCCTGACCACACAGGCTGCGATGGAGTTCAAACAGTTCGGTCGTATTCATTGTAAGTCTCGGGGGTCCAGTGGTTAATGTTGCCAGTGCGGAAGTCGTAATCGTCGCCTCTGAGAATGTAGGTCAGTCGGGCCTGAGTGATTGCGTATTCCTCATTCATCCCCGATTCTTCAAATATCCCCACGACTTGGCTCCACATATCTGAAGGCGGGGCAGCGCGGAGCTTCTTCCGTGCGGTCACAGGGCCAACCTTGGGGCAGCCCTTGATGTTGTCCGTTGAGTCACCCGTCAGAGTCTGAATCAGGTGGTGGTAGATGGCCTCATGGGGCTTGATTTGGTAGACCCCACTCTCGCCCTTCTTGGCTTCGCTTCTGGGGTCGTAATGCAGCCCAGGGACAGTCTGCAAGTCCTTGTCGGAGGTGACCATGATGTCGCCCTCCTGGGCCAGAATACCCAGCAGGTCATCAGCCTCTAGGTGAGGGACAGCCATGCTTCGGTACTTCTCCATGATGTACTCCCGAAGCGGGACCAGGACCACAGGCTTGCGCTTCCCAGAGCGGTTGGCCTTGTACTCAGGGTCGAGCTTCTTGCGGAAGATGTCCTTCCCAGAGAAGCAGATGATGAAGTCATCCACGCCAACCGTGGACACCACCTTGTCTACCTGTTCCGAGAAGGCCCGTTGAGCAGGGCCAAGCTCCCCGTAAAGGGTGTAGAAGTTCTTCCCAGCGTCCCAGCAGACCTCTGTCTCACTGGCAAAAGCACACTGGTAAAGGAAGATGTCCCCGTCGATGATTATTTTTGAACTCATGTGTGTTAGTGGGTTTCCGCCCAGTTGTTTCCAATCTTGTAATCGCCATCCAAAGGGCAGCGAAGGTTAAAGAACCGCCCCGCTTCACGGAACGACTCCACCAGAATCTCTCCAACCTGTTCGGCCAGCGGTTCGCGGACCTGTACTTGAAGTTCATCGTGGATGTGTGCGACTTGGGCTACATCTTCGGTAGTCCATCCCGCTGCGGCAAACTTCTCATTTGCCAGGACCGTTGCCTTCTTCATGGCGACGGCTGCGCCACTCTGGAGAAGAGTGTTAAGCGCCGAGTGTTCCGAGCGGCAGGTCAATGGTCTACCGTCCAGGCCCGTAAGGTTGCCTTTGTCTCGGACAACGGCCTTGACCTGCTCAATCAGGGTCTTCAGGGCTGGCATCCCATCAAGGAAAGCCTTCTGAAGTTTCTTCCCCGCCGCAGGGCTGACGCCAATCGTCTCACCAATCTTAGCTGGACCGCCACCGTACAGGGTGCAGTAGATTAAAGTCTTAGCCTTGCTCCGTCCGTTGGGGTCATCGCCAAGTCCAGCGGCGTGTTGGTTTACCGAGTGAATGTCGCCCTCAAGGATAGCCTTAGTGTAATCGTCTGACCACCGCCCCGTGTAGTGGGCGAGAATCCGAAGCTCCACCTGAGCAAGGTCAGCACCAACCAGCTTGTAGCCTGGGGGGACCGTAAACAGTTCCCGACACTCCTTGCCGTAGGCTGCGCCAAGGCCAGTTGTCTGCCCAATGTTGGGTCGGCTGTGAGTACAGCGACCACTGACCGCGCCGTTGTGGTTGATGCGCCCGTAAATGCGGCCTTGCTTCTCCAGCTTCAGCCACGCCGAGTCACCATCACCCAACATACCGAGACGCTTGGTAATCATCAGGAACTCATTAAGCAGCCTTGCTTCAGGGAAGTGCAGCTTGGATAGAACCTTTTCGTCTACCTTTGGTCGGCCATCGGGAGTGAACTCTTTAGGCTTCCACCCGTAGTGATTGGTCAGGGCTTCGGCAATCTGAAGTCGGCTGTTCGGGTTGAACTCCTCGCGCTTCACCTTGTACGGCCCAGGCTCCAGCAGCTTTCGCTCCTTGGCGGGACAGTCACCCTTAAGGGCGTACCGCTCCTGAGTCTCTGGGTGAACCCAGTACTGGCGAGTCTTCATCGGAGTCTCCTTCGCAGGGAACACCGATATCAACTCTTCCTCAATCTCGGCTCTCCGCTTGACCAGCTTCCCATACAGGACTTGGGCCTTGGCGACATCGAACTCAAACCCCACCTCCATCTGACTGTCGAGTACCTTTGCAAATCCCTGCTCCAACTCGACACAGGAGTCAGGGAGCTTTAGGTGGTGGTACAGTCTCCGAGTTAGCTCGCAGTCCTGAAGACAGTACTCCCCCATCTCCTCGGTGTACTTCTCCCAGGCGTTCTCCTGCTTACCGTAGTCTCCCTTGTAGAAGTTTAAACGGTGTCCCCAGGATTCCAGGGAGTGACGGCCAATCAGCTTCGGGGGGAAGTCTTCCCTGGTGAAGTCCTGGTTCTTCATGTCCGCAAACTTGATGCGAGACATAATCACCGTGTCACGGATGTCCCCCCCAAAGGTCCACTCAGGGTGCAGCTTTTGGAGAACAGGAAGGTCGTACCCCTGGATGTTGTGACCAATCAATCGGTCGGCAGCGGCCAACACATCCAGCCCCTCAATAATCTCATCGGGGCCGAACAGTCGCTTGTAGCTGCCATCTTCGCTGACCACACCAATGCAGTGAATCACGGAAACGGAGTCAAGCAGACCGTCCGTCTCCAGGTCAAAAATCAAAGTGCTTTGGTTCATCGGGCTGTTTGGGGCTGACGATGGAGAAGCGCATCTTCTTCTTGTCGAACACCAGCGTTTCCATCGGGCCAGTGTCGCCAGAGAATCGGTTCTTCAGGCAACGGCAAAGGACATGGTTAGGGTTCTCCTCATCCTGCTGGTCACGCTCCAGGCCAATGCACATATCGGCAAGGCCAGCGATTTGAGTCGAGCCACGGAGCAGAGACAGAGAGGTCTGACCACCTTCCTCCATCGGTCTACCTTCGGTGCGCTTGAGGTGACTGACAACAACCAGACCGATGTTCAGGTTCTCCACCGTCTGCCGCAGCTTGGTCATCACCGCGTCAATCCGCCGGCGCTCGTCGCCTTGGTCAGCACCGCCTGACAGCATCAGGGTCAGGTGGTCAAGGAAGACATACTTGTACCCAGCGTGAGCCAGGAACTGAATCTTCTTCATCAGGTTATCGGGGTCGATGGAACCGAAGTGGTCGTAGAGGACGATGTGTTCCGTGCCGAACACTTCCTCAAACGCCTTGTCACGCTCGTCTTCCGAGATGTCGTAGTTCAAGTGCAGGGCTTTCCCCGTGTGGATACCGAGGAACTGAAGCGCAGACTGGCGGACATTCTCTTCCAAGGCGATGTAGGCCACCTTGGTTTGTCGGCTCAGGTGGTAAGCAATCTCACGGCATACCGTGGACTTGCCGATACCAGTTCCCGCCGTGACAACGACCAGTTCCCCACGGCGTAAGCCATAGGTCTTCTGGTTCCATCCAGGCCAGGGGTAATCGTAAGCCTCCACCTCGGTCATGTCCGTCACGGCAGCGTAGATTTCATCCTTAAACGCTAGGCCATCAGGGCGGTGGGGCTTGGCCGACCACATACAAGACACAAGCTCCTGCACCTTGTTGGCTTGGAGCATCTCGTTGATGTCCTTGAAACCTTCAGGTAGCTGGGCGATGTGCGCCTTGCCTGGACTGAGCAGTGCCGCGCACTCAACCGCAGCTTCCTGCCCTGGCTTGTCCATGTCGAACATGAACACAACCTTTTCAAAGCTCTCGACAAACTCAATGTTGTCGCGGATGCTTTTGGAAGCCGACTGTGCGCCGTTCGGTACGCCGACAACGGGCCACTTCAGGCTTTGGACCTGACCCATAGAGCAGGTATCAACCTCCCCTTCGCAGATAACAAGCTGCTTGCCGCCAGACCACAGGTGCTGACCAAACAGTTGCATCCGCCGTGCGTCGCCGACAATGCGGAAGTTCTTCTCAGAGTCACGGAGCTTCTGCGCCACGACCCGTCCATCTTTATCTCGGTAGCTGGCAACTTGGTACTTGCCGCTAATCCCGTAGCCAAACTTACGGCAGGTATCCTCCCGCAGTTTGCGCTTAGGGATGTCACCGTACTCAACATTAAGGAATCGTTGAGTCAGCGTTTCCATGTTTCCTCCTTTGCTGGGTGTTTCATGTGTCTGTGTATGTGAACGACAGCTAAAGCAGTATTCGTGGTCAGAGTAGATAGCTCTAGCATCACTGCTGCCGCACTCGTCGCACGGGCCGTGCCTTAGGAATCGACTATCCGTAGCTTCATCTCGATGAAACCCTCTTGGCCCGTCTCCGCCCATCGCTTCTCTCCCTTGACTATGGTGATTTGGTTATCGTCTACGAGGATGATGTCCTGGATGCTATCTTGAATCGCCTTAAGGCAGTTGTCAACATCAGCCCTGGGGTACTCCAGCTTCGTAGACTTGGGTTGCTTGAAGTTGAATACGAACTCGCACTCAACTGTTTGGGACAAGGGTAGGTCACCCCGACCTACCCCTGAGTTTCGTACCGCTTCTTCGATTGCTTCTGGTGCAGCCTTCCGAAACGCGGTGTATGTCTTGCTGTAATAGCATCCCCACTTTGAAACCCTTGGCCTACTAGCTGGCACAGGGTTGATGGGGATAGTGAACTTGAGGTAACTCCTCGCCACTAAAAGTCAGCGCCGCTATCGGTCGCTGGGCTGTCGCTGGAGTCCTCCACTCCAGGAAAGCCATCACCCTCTACATCGAACAGCTTATTGGCCAACTCGTCGGAGTTAGTCACATAAGTCTTGTGGTCGATGAGTTGAACAATCTTGATACGCAGCGTCAGGCCGAAGCCAATCGGTGCGTTCCAAGTGTACGGCTCAAAGGCAATGCGGATGACGCTGCCGCCACCGACACTTTCCATCGGGACTTCCATCGGCTGACGGCTTGCGTTCAGCCAAGCGATGCGGTTCTCCCAGGTCTTGCCAGTGCGACGGTTCTCGCCAGTCGCCTTCAGTTTGAACTTGAAGGCCGTCTCGCCAGTCGCCTCACCAGTATCGGGGTCTTCAAGGTCAACCCAAGGGAACTCGCTGTATTGCTTCAGCTTCTTCCCCTCTTCCTGGCAAGCGGTGTTGTACGCCTCCTGGTAAACCTTAGTCAACTGTGCCTTGAACGCCTCGCTGTCGGCCTTGTTCAGGACAAGCTGGCACTTGTACTCAGGAGCCGAGTTGTACTTCTCAGCAAAATCGTAGTCAGGCTGGGTCAGCCACGGATAGCGAGCAACCCCTTTGGGACTCGCCAGTACTTGCGGTTTGTTTGTCATGCGTGTTTCTTCTAGTTAAAGAAGTAGGTGGAATGAAGTACCTCACTTGGATTCAAATCGCCAAGCTGAGGTGGTTGCGGGAAATCAATATCCGGCAACTGTTTACACAATTGGTCGCGGAAGTCCTGGAGGACATCGACGCTGAACAACTGAGAAGCGGCCTCGCGCACGGCATGGGCGAGGACAGGGAGGTCGGCAGCATGGCAGCCGTAACTATCGTGAACCATGCTGAAGTGCGTGACGGCTGTCGCCGCGCAGACGGTCTTCGTCAACAGTGCGCTGTCCATGCTGTGTGTGAAGTTCGCGGTAATGGTCTGCTTCTGCCGCTTACCGCTCAGTCCAAGCGTGGGTTCTT